CCCAAAGGTGGTGTAGTCATGATTGCCGCTTTGGTTTTCACCTAGCTCAATACACAGAATGTCAGTAGTTGCATCCCATAGGATTTGCACCTTCATTCCAATACACTGCCACCAGATGCGCTCTATCACTACTCCAGTGCAGGCTGTGCCGTCAGAGTTAGAGGCCAACGCTGAAACATCAACCTTCTTTACCGCAGACTCACCAGTGCCATCTGAGATGTTAGTAAACTTTTGAATGACCTTTTTTGAGCCATCAAAAAGCGTTTGTGTAGCTACAGCATCAGCCATTACGCTCTCCTATTACGCTATTTGAACGTATTCAATAATGAACGTAAACGAACCCGCAGTGGTAGCGTCAACCGTATTAGTGATGTTACAATAGATTGTACGTTCCGCAGAAGTGTACTGGACAGATGCAGGAGCAGTTGTTCCACTTTGTGTTTGTGCAACAAGAGTTGTTGTAGTTACATTGTTAAGAACAACTGTTGTACCGCCGTCTAAAATCTCATCAGTAACAGCCGCAACAATCTGTGCGCCAGAGCTAGAAGTTCCAACCTCATAACCAATATCACCCGTTCCAATTACAGGGGCTGTGGCACAAAAGATTTTTATGTCCGTGATGATTGTGTTTGCTGGTTGTGTGAACTCACCAATCGCGGGGCTGTCGCCTGCGGTAGTGTTTACTGTAACGCCAGTGGCAAAGCCAACGTGCTTTACATACTTGTTGGTAACAATACCAGTAGATGCGGTGCTTGCCACAGTGGTTTCTGTGCCTGTTGTGGTGTCTGTAGAAATTATTTGAAAACCGTTTTCAGACCGTACTGGTCCTGAAAATGTAGAATTACCCATGATTATCTCCTGTCTTGGGTTAAGTCAGATGCTTCATGCACCTGTCAGGGATACCGTGATTGTACAATACGTTTAAACAAAAAGAAAGGGGCCATCCGAAGACGGCCCCAGTTTACAATACAGGGAGGTTGTATCGCAATATTATACGCCAGGAGAACCAAAAACGCAACGAGGATCTGAGAACCCAAACGAGTAACGCTCACGGGCTTTAAACCGCATGTTACCAGTGTCAAAGTCCGCTTCCATGTTGGTTGAAAGAGGCGTCCGCTCAAAGTGAATGAACCCGCGAGGAGCATCGGTCAAGACGTAGAACGCATCTGGATCTGTCAAGAAATCGTTGACGGCGTAACCACCGGGCAACATTCCCATAGACTTCACTGCGTTTATATCGTTGTCCGAAGTGCCTACCCGAAGTTCAGTGTTGAGTATCCGTTGAGCTACAAACTGTAGCTGGCGCGGAATAATCATCTTCACACCACGAAGAGCAACCTTCAGGCCACGCTCATCAACGAAGCCAGCGATGTTGATAAGAGCGTCCTCAAGAGAGGTTTCGTTCAAATCAGCGGCTGACACGTTGTCGAGAGTTCCACCGTTAGTCAGTGGGTGGTTGGATGCACAAAGAGCAACCCCGTCACCACCTGCCGAAGCACCCGCAGTAAACGCATTGTTAAGAACCGCAGCGGCTTTAACTTGTTTACTGTGAGCCATCGAACGAGCAAGGGCTTTGGTATAGCGTGATCCAAGACGATCATAGAGATTGTCCTCAATTGCTTCTTCCGTAATCGAGAAGGCCAACGCCAGCGTTTCATGATTATAACGAGCGGTGTACGCTTCGTTAGCATCATCGTAACTGATGTTACTTCCCTCTGCCTTAGTGGGCGCAGCGCCAAATCCACTCAACATAACTTCCTCCTCGAACGCTCTGTCCGAAGATTCTGTTGTGAAGATTTCTGCGTGTTGACCCTCGTACCGGTCGTATTCCATTCCAAACAGTGCGTTCAGGCCGGGTTCTAGCTCTTTCGCTAGTTGTGCGCGAGAAATAGCCATTATCTATACCCTTCCTTATACGCCAGTTGTTGAAACAGTGGCCGCTGCAATGGAGCCTGTCGGCGCATTGAAGTGGTTGTTTAAACGAACGATTAACGGGATACCAGCAGCGGTAAAGTCGCTATTTTCTGGGTCATCAAGAACACCCATAATACGACAGAACAACGTGTTGGTGGTTGCGATGGTATTCAAATCCGCAGTTGCAGAAGAAATACCAGTGGTAGTAGAACCACTATTACCTGTAGCTAACGCAATGTTAGCAAAGACCGCAGCACGAACTTCAGCTTCAGTGTTTGCCGCAGCAACAACGTTAGACGTTGCGATGGTAAACAGTTGAGCAGGATTGTCGTACACAAAAGCCTTTACAGGAAAGTTAGAGTCCGCTCCAGATCCAGGCCAATAGTTGGAAAAGATCTTTTCACCGGTAGTAGAAGACACGTATTCGCAACCGTTGAACACACCAACCGTAGAAACGTTACCGCCAGCCGCAGCTTGCAGATCGTCAATTACTCCCGCAGCCAACGGAATAACCGCCATGCCTTGGAAGATCGGGTTGCTGTTATCTGATGCGATACGATATTCAGTTGTACCGGTGGTGTTAGCGGCCGAACCTAAAACACCATACGGGCGGAACCCGAAAGCGACATTAGAATTTGCCATGATAGCACCTCAAATTTTAATCGGAGGCTCTCCCTCCGAAAGTTACACGGGATTGCCGGTTATTACTAATCGGCATTGAAGGATGTTGCTCCTTCATTAAGTCAGAATCTACAGCGACCATTTGATCTCGGGTCCGTAACCCGTAGTAATCGGCTCGTTCTTTCGCTGTTTCTTCAGGCAGTCTGCAAAGCATTAGTCCACCGTTACCGATTATCCCTGAATACTGACCCTCATCTATTGTGGGGTAAGCATGGTCGGGGTACTCATCTGCGCGAACAGGTTCCCATCCTTCACGAAGTTTGGAATAGACGTTAGTCTTGTCTTCCTCACCACGCATGGATATTCGGATCCATCGTTGCACATAACCCACTGGGGGGTCGGGAGCCTCTAATCGTTGGGGCGGAGCCCATGGTTTACGCCGCTCAGTTTTTTCGCGAGTTGAGCTTTCTCGAGTTTTTCTTTCAGCCATGGTCTAATCCTTCACAAATTTTGCGTATTCAGCGAGAGGGACGTTAAGTTTCTTCGCCATAATAACTTGCCTCTGGGTCAGCCTGACCGACTTAGTACGCTTCTGGTTAGTGTTACGAGAGGCTGAGGATGCAGCAGAAGCGACCTGGGCACCCCCTCCCGATTTCTTAACGGCAAACTTATTTGGAAACTCCGAACGCATCCGCCTATCTACCTCTGTATAGTAGTCATCGGACGTTGGGTCAAACCCTTCTTGAGTAACCATCCTATTGTGGATAGCAAACACAGACGCCGTCATTACGTCATCGTCACCAAACCAAGTGTTTTTCTTAGCCCAAGCATCTGCTTTAGGGTCTACTTGTGGTGCCTGTTGTTGTTGAGGAGCGGCCGGCTGTTGAACAGGTTGTTGCGCTTGTTGTTCTACCCGCTGTTTAGCAGCGGCAAAGCGGCTCTCATCGTACTGAGCCCTGTTTAAAGCCTTTTGCGCGGCCAACATTGCTTCAGTATCGCCCTCGTCCGCGGCTTGAAGATATGCTTTCTCCGCTGCGGAAGTCTCAGACTGAACACGATTTCCGTACTCATTAAGATACCCAGTATCTAATTGTTGAACCCTCGCCTGAAGCTGCCTGTTTTGCTCTGCTAGCTTTTCCGCAACCTTAGTCGCTTCTTCTCGGCTAACCTGTTCATCACGATACCGCTGGTTAAGTTGGCGTATGCGTTTCTGCACACCCTTACTATACTCATCCAGTTCCTCCGGATCTTCCGCTACAGGTTCAGGAACAATTTCAACTTCGGGCTCTGGTTCAGGAGAGGCCTTCGCTTCTTTAGGCTCCTCTTCTTGACCCTCAATCTCAATTTCAATTTCTTCTTCTACCTCGTTAGACATGTCTGACATCATCTGGCTCCAACAATGTTGCAATTACTTCATCGTCATTAAGAATACGGACTTCTCCACCCTCAATCTTAAATCGAGATCCGGAGTATCTGCCGATGCAAACCCATTGGCCTTCTTTACACCAAGGTGTGCCTTCAAACTTGTCTTGATCCTTATATGCCAAAGGGCCCAACTTGAGAACATATGCCACAACAGTAGCAACAGTTTCTCTTTCCCGAACCTCGTCCGGTATATGCAGGCCAGAAGCTGTCTTTGATTTTCCTTGATATGGCATGACCAAAACCCGCCATCCGGTAGGTTGTGGTAATCTTTCCATCAAGGTCTTGTCCAGAAGGGAAGGGTCTAACACCCGAGCTTCGGGGGGAACATACGCTGTTTCGGAAACATCTTTAGATCGATTGTCCTTAACTTTTTTAGCTACATGTTCAGGAAGAAATAATGTCTTCGACATCGTCTTGATTACTCTCCAACAGGGTCTTGATTTCTTCTTGTGCTAGGGAAAGGCCCCGAATTTCCCCGACAAGCATCTTGTAGTCTTCCCAAGTTTTAACGCTACCTTGGGACATAGCGAATGCAATGTCACTCTCCCTCGCACGAAGAACTTTGTATAAGTACTTAGAAAAGTCTACGACATCCATGATTGTATCCGTATGGCCGTCTTATGACGTTGTCAATCTTCATTGTATATATTGTCGAAGATTTTAGTAACGTCTAACGTGTAATCTAAGTCAGACTTAGAGTAGTGAATGTGCTGAGATGGACGAAAGTCAGGTGCGCCCTCCCCAGTTTCAAACCAAGCAGGGTGCGTTACCCGCACTCGATTGTTAGGCAAAGCTACAATATTACCCGTATACTCACCCGCATCCAACAACTCC